CAGCAGTGTATTCCGGTGCCTAATCTAGGCACTTGTCACCGTCACAGGGGGAGTGGAACTTGCCACCGCCCCCAGCGGCAGACCCTACCCACCCCGCACCACCACAGAGCGAGCATGGCCCCTCGCCTCACCATACGCATTATTCCACTCATCCCATCACCACTCACAAACACACCCCCCCTTTGTTTTTCCCAGACTGTATATTCGTTCCCAATACCAAGCCCCCCCTTGTTTTCCTGAAGCCTCATTGTTTTTGACGGGGGGTATATATATTTTGAAAAAACATTGCGAGTTTAAACGTTCTCATGGAGAATGAGATCAGTTGTTCACATTGATTGAGGTTTGGAATGACCAAGAGACAGGGAATGGTTTTGGAGTTCATCAAGCAATATATTGCTGTGCATGGCTTCCCGCCCTCGTATGATGATGTGGCGAAGGGATTGAACCTGAAGAGTCGAAGCAATGTGCATCGGATGGTTCACCGGTTGAGGAAAGAGGGCAAGCTGGAACTGAAGCAGAGGAAGTTCAGGAGTGTTCGCCCTGTTGATCGGACAGTAGAGGAAGTGGCAAGCCTGTGATCCTGACCGGGGAAGAGCTTGAGAAATACACCAAGCTCCTTGATGTCTTTCCTGCTGGGTCTGAGAAGAGCAAGAAGGTTATTCAGCTTCTCCAGATACATTCCAAAGCCCTGCAATCAGAGCGGTTCTTGGCTTTTGTGAAGGCCATGTGGCCCAGCTTTATCGCGGGCAGGCATCACCAGATCATGGCAGATGCCTTTGAGCGGGTAGCTCAGGGGAAGTTGAAGCGGTTGATCATCAACATGCCCCCGCGTCACACCAAGTCGGAGTTTGCTTCATACCTGTTCCCGGCATGGTTCTTGGGTAAATATCCCAACAAGAAGGTTATTCAGACCGCCCACACTGCAGAGCTTTCTGTGGGCTTTGGCCGGAAGGTCAGGAACTTGGTGGATCAGGATGATTACACCTCGGTATTCCCGACCGTTGGCCTGCAGGCTGATTCAAAGGCGGCAGGACGGTGGAGCACCAACAAGGGCGGGGAGTATTTCGCGATCGGTGTCGGCGGTGCGGTAACGGGTAAGGGTGCCGACCTGTTGATTATTGATGACCCCCATTCCGAGCAGGAGGCAGTGCAGGCAGCGACCGTGCCGGATATCTTTGACCGGGTGTATGAGTGGTATACGTCAGGCCCGCGTCAGCGTTTGCAGCCCGGTGGGGCGATTGTGATCGTGATGACCCGCTGGGGTAAGCGGGACTTGACCGGCCAGATACTGGCCAAGGCTGCCGCCCGGGATTCCGATGAATGGGAGGTGATTGAGTTCCCTGCCCTGATGCCATCCGGGAACCCGCTGTGGCCGGAGTTCTGGAGCAAGGATGAATTGGAAGCCATCAGGTCTGAAATCTCGGTAGGCAAATGGAACGCCCAATACCAGCAGAACCCCACCTCCGAGGAAGGAGCCATCATCAAGCGGGATTCATGGCGGATATGGCGGGAAGATCATGCCCCCCATTGTTCCTACATCATCCAGTCTTGGGATACCGCCTTTGAGAAGCACAACAGGGCAGACTTCTCTGCCTGTACGACTTGGGGCGTCTTCTACCGGGACAATGAGGATGGCAGGGAGGTTGCCAATGTTATGCTGCTGGACGCCTTCAAGGACAGGATGGAGTTCCCGACCTTGAAGAGAACGGTCTATGAGATGTGGAAGGAATGGAATCCTGACACCCTCCTGATCGAGAAGAAGGCCGCAGGTGCCCCTCTGGTTTATGAGATGCGGAAGATGGGTATCCCGATCTCGGAATACACCCCGACACGCGGTTCAGATAAGATTGCGCGTGTAAACGCTATATCGGACATGTTCGCATCCGGGATGATATGGTGTCCGGACAGGCGGTGGGCAGAAGAGGTCATGGAGGAAGTCGCGTCTTTCCCGAACGGGGATCATGACGACCTTGTGGACTCAACCACCCAAGCATTGATGCGATTCCGCCAAGGCGGATTCATTACAGCGCCGAGCGATGAAATGGATGTCGTCGTGCCGCGCAGAAAGGTCAGGTACTACTGATGAGCATTGAAAAACCTCTTGAGCCACTCGTACCCACCCAGATGGATATTGAGATTGAGGTGGAGCCCGAAACCGGCGAGACTGAAGTTGAAATCGAAATAAAACCCGTCACCTTCGAGGCCAACCTGCTGGAAGAACTGGATGCGCGAGCAATTCAGACTATCTCCGCAGAGCTTTTGGATACCATCAGGACTGATCTAAATTCCCGGTCAGATTGGGAGAAAACCTACTCCGATGGCATGAAACTGCTGGGCCTGAAGATCGACCAGCGCACTGAGCCATGGAATGGTGCCTGCGGCGTCTTCCACCCGATGTTGTCTGAGGCGGTAGTCAAATTCCAGTCGGAGATGGTTCTCTCCACCTTCCCCGCTTCGGGCCCGGTCAAAACCCAAATCGTTGGCAAAATGACCCGGGAGAAGGAAGAGGCAGCAAATAGGGTGCAGGATGACATGAACTATCGCCTGACCCAAGAGATGCCGGAATACCGGTCTGAGCATGAAAGACTTCTTTGGGCGGTTCCCTTCGCGGGATCGGGCTTCAAGAAGGTTTACTTCGATCCCAACCTGAACCGGCAGGTTTCGATGTTTGTTCCCCCGGAAGATATCATTGTTCCCTACGGCGCATCAGACCTTCAGACCACGCCCCGGATTACACACCGGATGCGGAAGACTGAAAACGAAATCATGAAGCTGATGGCGGCAGGGTTTTACGAGGACATGGATGTCCTGCCCCAGCCGGACACCATCAAGAGCGATATCCAGAAGCGCAAGGATGAAGCCGATGGTCTGGTATCAGTCAAGGATGATCGCTACACCATTCTGGAATGCCATTGCGAATGCGATCTTCCCGGCTTTGAGGACAAGGATGATGATGACGTTCCGACCGGAATCAAGCTGCCCTACGTCATCACCATGTTCTCCACCGGTGAGCTGCTGTCGATCCGCAGGAACTATTTTGAAGATGACCCCCTCAAGCAGCGCCGGATGCACTTCGTTCATTACCCCTACATCCCGGGATTCGGTTTTTATGGCTTTGGCCTGATCCACCTGATCGGTGGTTTTGCAGATTCGGCCACTTCCCTGATGCGTCAGTTGGTTGATGCGGGCACCCTGTCCAATCTTCCGGGTGGATTCAAGTCAAAAGACATGCGGGTCAAGAACGACGACACCCCGATTGCTCCGGGTGAGTTCCGTGATGTCGATGTCGTCGGCAATACCATCAGAGATTCGATCGTTCCGTTGCCCTACAAAGAACCCTCGGCAACTCTGTTCAACCTGATGAACGCCATCGTTGAGGAGGGTCGGCGGTTTGCGTCTGTTGCAGACCTGAAGGTTTCTGATATGTCGGCCAATTCGCCGGTCGGAACCACATTGGCAATCCTTGAGCGCAACCTGAAGGTCATGTCGGCAGTGCAAGCCCGTATGCACGCTGCGATGCGTCAAGAGTTTAAACTGCTTGCCGCTATTATTCGGGACTACACCCCGCTGGAATACGACTACGAGGCCGATGGCCCCCGTATGGCGAAGCAGTCGGACTACGATATGGTGGAAGTTATCCCCGTTTCCGACCCGAATGCGACCACAATGGCGCAGAAGGTGGTGCAATATCAGGCTGCTTTGCAGTTGGCGCAGGGTGCGCCCGAGATTTATGACCTCCCGCAGCTCCATCGGCAGATGTTGGAGGTCTTGGGCATCAAAAATGTCCAGAAAATCCTGCCTCTGAAGGATGATTTCAAGCCCAGAGACCCTGTTGCGGAGAATATGGACGTTCTTGCCAACAAACCCCTGAAGGCTTTCAGCCATCAGGATCATGAGGCCCATATCAGGGTTCACATGAACGCCATGCAAGACCCGAAAATCCAGCAAATCATTGGGCAAAACCCCGCAGCGCAGCAAATGATGGCTGCTTTGATGGCTCACATCAACGAACACGTCGGATTCCAGTATCGAATCGAGATTGAGAAGATGCTCGGTGCTCCTCTTCCTCCGGAAGACGAGCCGCTTCCGCCGGAAATCGAGGTTGCTCTGTCCCGTGCCGTGGCAATGGCATCGGACAAGCTGCTTCAAAAGGATGTTTCGGAGGCACAACAACAGCAAAATCAACAGCAGATGCAAGACCCGCTGTTGCAAATCCAGATGCGAGAGCTGGCACTCAAGGAAGCAGAGTTCCAGTTCAAGGCGAAGATGGAAGACCGAGAAATGGCTCTGAAAGAGCAGGAAATGGCCCTGAAAGACGCTCGGGAGAACAAACGCATCGATACGCAGGCAGGCATTGCAGGCGTAACGATCGGCGCGAAGAAGGCAAACGACGAAGCGAAGATTGCGAATCAACAACTTCTCAAAGGAGTAGAGATTGGATCAAGCAGAGCTTCTGCACAAGCAAATCAAGGAGCAGCAAACAGCCCTCGCTGACTCCTTAGCCCGTGGTTCCGCGAAGGATTTCGAGTCCTACCGCGAAACCGTTGGCGAAATAAAAGGGCTGCAACGAGTCTTACGATTGATAGAGGACATACCTCGTGACTGAGATTGCAGAAGAGCGGCAAACAGCAAGCAAAATCCCGGAGCCCACCGGCTACAGGATTCTGATTGCAATTCCCAAACTTGATGAGAAGTTTGATAACACCTCTATCGTGAGGCCGGAAAACTTTGCCAAGCGCGAAGAAATGGCCTCTGTGGTGGGGATGGTGCTGAAACTTGGCCCACTCGCATACAAGGACGAGGAGAAGTTTCCGACCGGCCCTTGGTGCAAGGAAGGCGATTTCATCGTGATGCGCTCCTATTCCGGGACGCGCTTCAAGATTGCAGGTAACGAGGGCGAGCAGGAATTTCGCCTAATTAACGATGACACCGTAGAGGCTGTCGTTGCAGACCCCCGAGGGATTTCTCGTGCGTAAGGAGACCACATGAGCGAGCAAGAAAAGCAGTATGAGATCGAAGGCGAAGAGCTTGAAGTAACCAATGGGGCCGAAGGTCAGCAGCCTGAACTTGAGGCCCAAGTTGAAGTTGTTGATGACACCCCGGAAAGCGATAGGAATCGCAAGAAAGGCCCGCCGGTAGAGATCAACGACGACGAAATTGCCCAATACAGCGACAATGTCCAGAAAAGAATCAAGGACTTACGTCGCGCCTATCACGACGAACGCCGTGAGAAGGAACGTGCCTTCCGTGAGCAGCAGGAAGCAATCCGGTTCGCCAAAGTCATTGCCGATCAAAACCAGCAGCTTCAAGATCGCCTAAAAACAGGTGAGCAGGTTCTTGTTGAGGCGCAAAAAACCGGGGTTGATGCCAAGCTGCTGAGCGCCGAAAAGGAGTTCAAGGAAGCCCATGAGTCCGGCGATGTTGAGAAAATGCTTGATGCGCAGAAAAAGCTCGCAATGTTCTCAGTTGAGAAGCGGGAGGTAGAAAACTATCGTCCGCAATATCAGGGGGCTTTACAACAGCCTAGCATTGATGTAGAACAGATTCCACAGGTCGTCCCCGACGAACGCACCCGTCGGTGGGTAGAGAGCAATAAATGGTTCGATACTGATCCTGTCATGCGCGGTGCCGCTTTGGGCATTCACGACGAGCTTGTATCAAAAGGATATCAAGCGGGCTCTGAAGCCTACTTCGAGCAAGTTGATGCTCGCATTCGGGAATCGTTCCCGCAAAAGTTCGGTCAGACCAGACCGCCTTCCACAGTTGTTGCACCAGCAGCGAGAACCGAGCCATCGTCTGGCAAGATCAAACTGACGAAGACTCAAGTCGCTATGGCCAAAAGACTTGGGGTACCGCTTGAACGTTACGTTGCTTCCATAAGGAAAGGTGAACAAAATGTCTGATCGAAACAATCGTGAACAAGAAACACGCGAAAATACTGCACGGAAGCGTGTATGGGCTCCCCCGACCCTGCTCCCGTCGCCCGCAGCACAAGACGGCTACAAGTTCCGCTATATCAGAACTTCCTTCGCAGGACAGGCTGATAACAAGAACGTTGCCGCAAAAGCATCCGAAGGATGGGAGCCGGTTAAGATCGAAGACCATCCTGAACTACAGGATTTCGGAAAAACGTCCGGGAATCTGGAAATTGGCGGTTTGATGCTCTGCAAGACCCCGACCGAATTGGTTGAGCAGCGGAATAGTTATTACGCTGACATGACCAAGAAGCAGGCTCAAGCAGTGGACGCAAACCTCATGAGAGAAAACGATCCTCGTATGCCGCTGTTTAGTGAGAAACAAACGACCACTAGCCGTAGCGGACGAGGGTAAACTTTAGGAGTATAAACAATGGCTTACCCCACGATTGACAAGCCGTATGGCTTGAAGCCGATCAATCTGATCGGTGGGCAGGTGTATGCCGGTTCGACCCG